AATGGACTGTATTTATTCATTCAGATGGGGCGATTTACCATTATGGGGAGAAGCATTATTTTATTTTTGTCACCCAAATTCTTATTCCAGGTCTGAGAAAATCAAATACTTTCACGGAAGCCATAATACATATGTTGGAGGCACTCCCATGAATCAACGATTGCAAAGAATGACGTTTTAACTCAAATAATCCAACACTTGAAACTGAAGATATGGTATATTATGCAACGTTGCGCACCATTGACTGAATCCTGAACCCCAGTTATAAGGAGAGAAGCTTATAATTTGAAAAGCATTTGACATTATATAGAAATCCAATAAAGTCTCCATAACTGCTTGGTCGCTTGGATTGTCAGATTCTCCCAAATGAATTATATTTGTCAATTGAATAATAACCTGAGGAAATATTTTTTTTATTAAAAGCTTGATTTGATTATTATCGCTTAGAATCAAATACTTTGTTCCAAGTTTCATATTTTTCGCTAGAATACTGGTTATCTTTTTCAACACAAAGGGGTTCAACTGGTTATTTTTAAGCATATATTTATCGCCGCTTCTAATATGAATAACAGCAAATTGCTTGGACCTAATTCCAAGATTACTTAAAGCAGTGCCAATATTTTTCTGCATTAGTTCGTTTGGTGCAAGTTTACTTCTTACAAAATTACGACCCATTTGTTGATAATTATCAAACATTGGAAGACTATTACAAAACGTAAAAAAATTTTCGCAATCAATTGAATTCAATTTATTAATTAATTCGCTGAAAAATCTAATGGAATCCTTTGTGAAAACTTTTGAGTTAATTGGGATATAATTTATGTTATCATATTTTGCAATGGTTTCGTAATTTACGTTATATTTTACTGATTTCACTTCTTGAGAAAGAAACTTTGACATGGGATGATTGGTTAAATCCATGTCAAATTCCAACCCTAAGAGAGAACAGACTTGCATAAGACAGAAACATCCTCTTATATAATCTCCTAACCCTTGCGCCGAGCCATTTGTATATTTTAACTGATAAACGTTTACAAGTCGTTTTAACGTTTTATTTTGAAATGAATTGGCAATTATTTCCATTAATAAATGCCAAATATTATAAAAATAAAATTGAAGCGTATTATTGCGAATAAAATGAGAGAAACAACAATATGGAAAACACAATTACAATTGCTTCAAGTCGGTTTAATCAACAAACGTGGGAAGAAAACTGCACCTATCGCAGAGAGAAAAATATTAGCGGATGCATTTACGGTTCTCCTTGTCAATTATCGTCTAAAATCCAGCCCAAAACTTTGGTTTTTATTTCGGAAATGAATAATACAACAAATAAGATTGAAGGCATAGGACTGATTTACAACATCATTAAATACGACAAATATTATAGGGTTTACGACACGGGTAATTATAACCGCTACATCTATGGCAGCGATTTCCGAATCAGTCGCAACGTTCTAATGGAATATAATCCAGAATTGGTAAAGGGTTTGGAACAAATATTGTTCAAAGGAAAGACTCACATGAAACGCGGTTCAGGAATTACAACTGTTCCTGAAAAGCTTTTGAAACACAAGTTATTTAATGAACTGAATGTGCGAAAAGAATTGTGTGAAATTTTCAAAGAGTATTTTCAAAAGGGTATAAACGACTGAAAAAAAGGAACCAAAAAAAAGGCACCAACTTTGAAATCGCGGTTATTTCAATATAAATAATTCTATCATAATATATTAAATATGCCTAATCCAGATACAAATGTTGATAATTATACTATACCTGAATTGCTGACTATTTTGGATTTAGAAAATGACCCAACAAGTGATGAAGTTATTCAAAAAACTGAATTTTACATTGATAAATTTACAAATGAAAATAACGAAGAAATGGTTAATTTTTTTACAGATATGCAGAACACCTTGCTGCAATATGTTGAAGATAATAATAATGATGAAATTGAAAAAACCCCTAGTGCGAGACAAACTAAAGAATGGTATGAAAATGAGGTAATAAAGCAAGCCAATACACAGCAAAGCAATAAAAATACTGATAGGAAGCAAAAAATAGATGTTTACAATAGTCCTCATTTGCCGATGAACCGTGAGCATCTGGGTATAAATAATACATTTCAGGTTCCTGTCGCACAAGACGTATTAAATCCAAATTTAAAAAATACTACATCTAGAATAATTGTTTTGGACAGCCAATATCGTCAATCTACTAACCCTGCCGAAACTGCCACAGACTACACGTTGGACTTATCTGAACCGCTTTTAAATGTTCTCTCATTAAGACTCTATTCATTTTCTATTCCTTATACTTGGTATACAATTGACGCCATGTATGGAAACACCTGCTTTTGGATAACATTTGTAGGCGACGATAAGTTGCCAATTACTAGCGCAAAAATATCCATTGAACCCGGGAATTACTCTACAACAACTATTGTTACAGCATTATCGGCTAGTATAACTGCTACTGGGATAACTTGGCCCGGCGACCCAACTCATGTTTCCGTATCTATTGGACCAAATAATGCCAAAATTACGCTCAATTTATGGGGAGGGGAATACCAAGGATTAACTATAGATGAGACTACTATAATAACCTTTTTTGACCCCACTGCAGATTTATCATGTAATTCTGTTTGTGCCATGTCTATGGCAGTTAATCAGACATTAGGATGGGCCTTGGGATTTCGTGTGCCAGTTGTGAATGTCATTGAAACAGGTAACGTGGCCATAGCAATTCCTGAATTATATGGGCCAAAATATTTTATATTAGTTATAGATGACTTGAACCAGAATCATATAAATAGTGGATTAATAGGTATTACTGAAACATCAAAGGTAGTGAAACTTCCTAGTTATTATTCTCCAGATTTACCTTATACTTGCATTCCAGCGAATCCGGCTGGCACAAATGTCGCTTATAATAGCTTGGCTCTGGAAAATGATGCAGATGCTGGGACTTTAATAATAGATAAATTGGACGCAACATATGCACCAACACCTCGCGTTCTACCAAGTGCTCCAAGAATATTAACACAATCGCAAATTTACACTATAAATGAAATTCTAAAAAATAATGGAAAAACTTATAATTATAAATTAAAAGCTCCTGTTGTTTCAGACACGTTTGCAATCTTACCAATTAAATTGGGCAACATGAAAATGGGTGATGTAAATACTGAGTTTGGTGGTTCAATGCAAGATAATAAACGTATTTATTTTGGACCTGTCAATATAAGTAGATTGCGAGTTAAATTACTTGATGACAGAGGAAATATTGTAAATTTAAATGGTTGCGATTGGTGTTTTACACTTATAAGCGAAAACTTATATCAATATTAATTTATTGGTATCTTTTATAATATCATTATATAACACAATGAACCCATTGTCTTATATAGAAAAAACTATTGATTATGTTGGTTATTTAGGTCTGTTTATATTACTCATAGCAACAATATTGCTTCTGAAGAACAAGACAACCTTATTAACTTATTACATAATTGGTTATTTTTTGAATTGTGGATTAAATATAATATTGAAAGGCCTTTTTCAACAGCCGAGACCAAATGAAGACTTGCGAATATTTAATGCTTGTCGTGCTCAAGGAAAGCGCTTTGGTTTTGATGTATATGGAATGCCAGCTGGGCATGGTCAAGGAACATGTTAGAGAGTAGGATTTATTTTATTTGCATTAGGAAATCCTATTATTACTGCAATTTACCTTGCAATTGCATTAAATACTAGTTATCAACGTGTAAAATATAAGAATCATACTATTTTTCAAGTTATATGCGGAAGTATTGTTGGTATCATTATGGGTAGCATTTTTTACTTTCTCTCATCCAAGAAGGTTATGGGTTTGTTAAGATATAAAAAGGATGATAATGCACCACTTTAATACTTCATATTTTGAGAAATTGCTCTATAAGTGGATAAATAAGGTATTACAGGATAAATAATTCGGCCACCACAATTGAGAATGCTTGTTGCTTCTACGTTTGCTTCTTTGTTTAAAGAATGCAATAATTTAATGCCATCATTTCCGTCAAAACCATATATAACAGAGTTATCTATTTGAATCCAAGCGCATTCTTGATTTGATTTATATACTATTAATTTAAAGGAAATAGTTGTATTTTTACAAGTGCAAATTCCAATTCCACGTGGTGTCAATTTGGGATAAAACCCATCTCCATATATTTTCTCATATTCATCATAATACATTTTTTTCTTTATTATGATGTCATTTTCCAATCTACTTGTCATACTATTATTCTATCATATCAAAATAATTTTAATAAAATATTATTAATAATAAGTACTATTACCACAATCCAAATAATGCCCCAAGTAAATGCTATGGTCTTCAGTATTTGTCTGTGATAAGTGATATTGGTCCGCGCATTTGTGGTCTTCACATTCAGCCGAGCTACATTCTTTCAAATACCCGGTTTTGTCTTCAAAAACTTCCCTACATGAATGTAGGTATCCCATCTCTCGCGGCGGAACGTGTGGAACCATATCTTTATCATGTGTAAAACGCACTAGTTCTTCTAAAATTATGTTTACAAAGCTTGCATATTTATCGTCTCCTATGCGCGGTTGTCCAAAGTTATATATATGATTTTTTATATTTATTGCTGACAATTCCATACCTATTAACTGCGCAATAGCTGCTCCTAATGAGTGTCCTGTAACTATCACGTTTGAATATCCCGTTTTCTCCTTTATTTCTCTCACAGACTTGATTACATGGTCTTTTAAGTTCTCTGTCGCATCATAAAATCCATGATGAACTTTACAATCACACTCTGGGTATGTATCATATTCTCTTTTTGTCACCTCAAAATCTGCCATCCAATTTAATTTTGACGATGAACCGCGAAACACGACATAAATTGTCTTTGTTGATTTTAATATTCCTGTGTAGCCCTGCAAATCTGTTTTGGGGTCATATAAAATGGTATCAACAATGAAACTAGTCGCAGGTCCGGATAACTTCATTATTTTATAATTATCCTTTCCGCAATAAGCCGCACCACTTAACCAAACTGCAGTGTTTGAAATCTCTGTATTATACGCAAATACTATTGTTGAAAATAACGAAAATATTATATGAAATAGCGATTTCATATAATAACTGGTTAAAATATTTTTTATGGAGGAGAAGAAGACCTCTTACCTTTTTTGGGTTTTTTTCCTGACGATGCAGCTGCCGGACCTAGCTTAGTTAAGAACGCATTCAGCTTATCAAAGTCTACATCATCATTTTCATCAATATTAAAAACGGATTTTGGCAATAATGGTGCT